AACATAGTTAGTCTTATTTGTATCATGGACAGTCACAAAATGGCAAGGCTCATGTGTATATAAAAACCTTCGGGTTCCAGTCTTTGTCATTTTCCAGTAGGGAGCCTTTACTAGCTCTGTGCCATCCTGCTCCATTATGGTTACGGAGCCACTCAAAAGAAAGAAGAAGTGATTATATTTGTGAACCTTAGAAACTATAAAACTTTCAGCAGGTGCTTTTAAGTCCCTGAGATACTGTCCATCGGCAAAATAGTGGTCTAAAGGAAAGGTCACGGCCATTTCGTTACCCCCAGTCATGCTATCTTCTCTTGCGTGAATTATATCCCTTAACTCATCTGCTTTTTCCCTGTAGTTTTTTATTTCTTTTTTGGATGCACACCACTCAAGAAAGTCCGCAAAAGTTAAATCGTCGGGAGCGCCACAGTCCGACATTATCTCAGAAAACGCCTCCTCCGACCTTTCCATAACACTACGTTCCATTATCACCCCCTTACCCTATAACAACATACCCAACAACCACATCGTGTCCATGATTTTGATGGCCGACAACAAAACTACCATTTGCCCGACTACTTATCCAAGGGTGCGAATGAGAAATATCATGCCCTATTCCAGTAAACAAAATCATGCTATTGGCTCCAACGCGCCTATCTACAACATTTGTGGTATCTGTATTAGCTGAAATGGTAAACTGACCAGTGGAGTTAATTTTACCCTCCATAATATTATTTACCACCTCAGAAATCTGACGCGGGTTGCCGCCCTCTTTGGGAAGTACTCTGTACTGGTTAGCCATTAGCGACGACCTCTAACCTGTGCGTCCACATCAACGCCCGTTGCGTGCGCCCAGTCACCAGTCAAATTTAAGCGAATACGGTGAAAGCGACCAGAGGAGCGTACTGGACAAAAGTTATCCGAGTTTACAGCAGATGCCGCGCTAAAGGACAAAGGCTCATTCTGAGTTGAGCGAGACGCAACCTGGACAGATATTGTAGCCGCCGCGCCGCTCTTGTTTTCAACGTAAGGAATAACATTGTTAATCAGAGACGACTTTCCAGCTTGAACATCAAACTCACCAGTCTCTATCGTTGCTGGTAAAGTCGCACCAGTAAACGTCTGAATCTTGTTATCTTTCGCCCCAGCGAAGAAGTACTCGCCGCCCTTATAAACGGGGGAGTCCAAAGAACTAGGTAAAGTATCAATACTAGTAGAAATAGTAGCAAGATTTTCCAAAGTGTACCCAGCACTAAATAGAGGAGACATAGCGTCCAAACCAATCTCCGCCGTACTCCACTTGTTTGTTGCATAATTGTACATAATAAGCTCATCGGGACTCCCATCAGAATCCGCGCTGGCATAAGACCACACAACAATTTGGCGCAGCGGGTCAATAACCGCACTCATTCTGTTTGCAAAGTTTGACTGAAATCTTTTAAGGAAGTAGCTGTTTACACGCTCTGCCCCAATCGGTGTGCTTTGTTGACCGTCAAACATATAGAACCCATCATCAGATAGATAAAATACTCTTTTGCCGTATGAAACAACGCTACCAGCAATCTTACAGCCACGAGAAATTTGAACCTTGTCAAACTCGAAGATTAGGGGAGAGCCAACATATTGCGCCCTAACGATGCCCTTCTCCATCAAAATGGTCGCATATTCTCCGCCAACAATTCCAGTTACCGCACCCATGTCAGCAATGTCTTGAAAGTCAGCTTGCGTGGTGGCACTAACCGCCCAATCTGTAGCGTCACCGATTGCAGACCAGCGAACACGATAAGGCTTCTCACCATCAGTTACGTCATTGGTGTTTGCACACATAACAAAATCTCGCACGACAGCGATATGCTTTGCCTTCGGAGCATCAGCACTTAGGTCTGAGAAAAGACCACCACCTGCGGCTGTAATTGTCTGGATGTTATCTGCATAGTTAGTGGCAATCACACTCTCACCAAATTGCACAAACTTCCATACATCGTTTACACCAGAAGAGTAGTTCCCAGACTTAGAGATATTATCCAAGCTACTATCTGTTGCATCAAACTTATAAAGTTTAGTTTCGTCGCCAACATAAATGGCCGCGCTACCAGAATCATCCTTTGCCGCAGTCATGCCGCGAATATACGCATCAGTGGCTCCAGAGAATGGCAACACATCACTCAGGCTTGTGTAGCCGTTTGCGGCTGGCACCACGTTAGTTGCCACAGTTGCGCCAGCATTATTGTAGTCTGGCTGGTCTGGGAGAAATTCGCCTAGCTTTATCATTGTCTGTTCCAGTCTCCGTTACCCTCGGAGACAACGCTCCATGTTTCGTTACCACTTGCCACAGTAGACCAGCTTTCGCTACCCTCTGCCACCAAAGTCCAGGTCTCGTCACCCTCTGCGGTAACAGACCAGACCTCTCCATCTTCTTCTATTATAGACCAATCTTCGCCTAAAATCTCTACATCAGTTTCGCCAAAATTGACAAATGCAGAAAGGGCGCTTTTCCCATCAAATACTCCGTTGCCAATCGCATCAACAATAGCAGATACATTGACCTGAGATGCGCCAGTGGCGACAATACCGCCTCTTGCTGTCATGGATGCGGGGCCAGCGAGCATTGACGCTCCGAACTGAACCCGTATTCCCTCTGATGTAATCGTCGCTACTGTTGAACTAGTAGAAGAACCAACCTGAATCCTAATCCCATCAGATGATACAGACACGCTGGTGGTCGGGGTGGCTCCGCTAAATACTATTTTTATAGCACTTGATGAGACAGAGACAGAGGAAATGGGGCTGGCTTCACCCTCTCGGATTGCAACCGTAGTCCAGAAAGAATCATCTAAGGCAACCTGACGCATCTGGTCTAGGGTACCCCAAGGATTCAGTTGGTCTAGCGGTGGCCCTACAACGTCAGCCATTAGACTATGCCGCCGTGATGTCTATGCCCGATACAGCAACTTTGAAGATGTCACCATCAGCAATAGTTTTTGATGTTGTTAGAGCCGAATGGAACAAAAGGTTTCCAGAAGAAGAGGCGTCATAAATACCAATGTGTGTAATTGTACCCCACGAGCCACCATTTGCGGCTGGGAACTCAACTGCGGCATCATTAGATGCAGTGCCGCCAGATGAAGCACCAAACGAAACAGACTGACGAGAGTAGCCAAAACCACTAACCTCCGCACCAGGTCCCGCATCAGTTGGGTCAGCAGTGTGCAGTCCAATGTAGACAGCCGCAGGAGCAGACGTACTTGCTGTTCCTAGAAAATGGTCGAGAACCTTGTTCTCGCGATAATCACTCATGCGCGCTACATTAGCGTTCTCCTTATCCTGATTTCATAAATAACCCAGAGCCAGCGTGTTTGCCACGTTGCTCTTCGCGTTTAATTTCTTCCAATTCACGAGTAAACAACTGCTCGTAAACGGCAGTCTTTGCATCATCCATCAGATATACACTAGCAGAAGCCAACGCACCATAGAGATAGGCGTCAGGGTGGCGGGTCAAAATAGTGTTGATTGCATTGCTATCTGACACGCTCGGGACACCCTCCATGTAGACAATCTCAGCCGTGTAGTCGCTATCTGGTGTTGGTGCAAACTTAATCTCGCCGCCAATAATTGTGTAGCCCTTTGGCTTACCCTGTGCGTTATTGCTGTAGATTTCGTTTGCCTTAACTGGTGTGTAGTACTCTAGAACCTCTGTTGGGTTCGTGTTGAGCTTTACCAACCGAATGGAGCGCAGGTCTGTTGGCAAGGACACAAATGCGTCACCAGCCGTGAGAGCCGCCGTTGCTCGCTTCTCTTGACTGCGAGCCTCCCTCTCACGAGCCATGCGAGCTTCTGCCAAAGAGATAAAGTCTGGAATCTGGGCGGTGAGGTCATCACGAGCCAAGAAATTAGCGATAGACGCCTGAAGCTCTGTGTAGTTAGTAATAGCCACTATACGTTTCCTTCGCTAGTCCTGAAAAACCTGTTGTCGTACTCATTGAGCCATTTCTTCCAGCCAGTAGGATTGTCCTTTGGCTGACCTAGCTCCAATAATAACTGATGATACAACGCTGTGGGTATTTCCGCAACCTTCTGTTGGTGTTTCTGCGTATTACCAATAAGGCTGTTCTTTTCAAAGCTATTGCGCTGTTCTCGGTTAGATTTAATTAGGGCGTCAACATTTTGAGATGTTTCAAAAACAATCTTTCCATCTTGGTCAAAGTGCGCCCAAGTCTCTTTCCCTGTAATCTCGTCTCTTTTAACTAATCTTTTTTGCATATTCTTTCCCTAGAAGTAATAAGGGGGCGACCCGAAAGCCGCCCCCAGCAGTACTTATGACAAGTCGTAAACTGCACCGTGAGCTTTTGGTGCTGAAACTTTCAGCGTCCACTCAGTTACAATTTGGAACTTCTCGCTGTCACCAGTTTTCGCAAGTTCGCTTACAGCGAAGTTACGGCTAGGCAACGTGCAGATTGAGTCATAGTCGCTGTCGAGCAGGAATACTCGGTCATCTGAAGCAAAGCGGTCAATTACAACGTCCAGTTGGCCGAAGTCAGACAGGTACAATGAAACCGAACCAACGATAGCCGCTTCGCGTGGAGCAGTGT